TATTTTTCTTTGGTCGAGTCCTCTGACCCATCTTCTACTAGCAATTCGTTCCACTTTTTCTCGTAAGCTTCTAAGACTTGGTGTTGCTCTAAGAAATTTTTCTTTAATTCTTTCACCATCTCTTTCCGAACCTCCAATGATACTACCGATTTTTTTTGAACCTGCTCCATAGATGAATGCATAAATAAAAGTTTTGCTCTCATCTCTTGACTCCAAACCAGCAGCAATTTGATTTGTAGTGTGTATATCTCCATTAACGACTTCATGTATATAATCCTTATCATTCATGTAGTGTGCTAACATTCTCAACTCAAGTCCTGAAGCATCAACACCTACTAATTTATAACCTTTGTTTACTACCCATAATGCTCTACACTCTCTACCATATTCAGAATGCACAGCAGGAATTTGAGCCATGTTGGGCGACTGATGGCTCATCCTTCCAGTTATTGTTCCATTGGTAATAACTTTGCCATGCACTCTACCATCCTCCTTAACAGCTTCAATCCAAGAACTTACTTGAGCAATTCTTTTCTGTAGCATTAAGAATCTTTTTATTAATTTAGCTTCAGGAATATTATGTATCTCAGATAATACTTTCTCATCAACAATAGTATGACCCTTATCAGTTTTCTTTTTTGGTTTCCATCCAAGAAGAACTAATCGTTCAGCAATCTGTTGCCTTGAACCTAAATTAAATTCTTTGTATTTTACTTTAATGAAAGGTACACCCTTCACATAACCTCTTGCTTTGTTATTAGACTTAGGTATAAACTCTGTTTCTACTTTTAAAGGTGGAAAAGTTTCTCTAACTTTAGAAGTTAAATCATTCATGTCTTCTTGAAACTTACATTGTAATTCATAAGCATCAATGATATTAAGTTTAAAACCTTTATCATGTTGTGCTTGAATTATCTCTGCAGTTTTATGTTCTAACTCTATAGATTTTCCAAAGTCTTTTGTCTTATTAATTAAAAACTTATACAATCTATCTGTTAACTCTACATCATTTCTACAATAGGTTAACATCTCTTCAGTAAAAAAATCAAATTGTTCAAAGGGTATCTTAGCTTGTCCTAACTTAGTACCCCAATTTTTTAATGAGTGTCCACCTTCTATCATAGGATTTAATAATCTAGATAGTACTAATGTATCTGTCTTCTTACAATGAGAAAACAAATCATAACCAAAAATTTTATTAACAACTGGTATATCAAATCCAATTATGTTATGACCTATTACTTCTTCAGTTTGTTTTATAAACTCTTCAAACCTATGTAAGTTATTTTCTCTGAATTGATAATAGGTATCATTATGTTTACAAACAATACACCATATCTTATCTGCTGTCATGGTTGTTTCTATATCAAATACAACCTTATTAAAAGTCATCTGACTTTACCTCTGTCAATCTACCAGTATCAACATCATATCTTAAATCACAACAAGGACCAGTTATACCAGAGAATCTATTCTTCAATACTCTTATCCTAGTAGTGTTCCTAACTTCAGGGTCATCATTCTGTGCGTCTCTCTCAAGCCCTATAACCATGTCACTTAGCTGTCCTATACTTGCCGACCCTCTAAGTTGTGATAGTGAAGTTGCTGCACCTTCCTCATGTCCTTTACCTTCAGGTCTTCTAAGGTGTGATACTACTATCATAGATACTCCTGTCTCTTGAACAAGTGTTCTAAGCCTAGTCATAATTTCATCTAATGCTCTTCTCTCATCACCATGCTGTTGGTCTGATACAATAATACTTATATGGTCAATGACTATATACTTACAATCTAAACCTTTAGCTAAGAACCTAACTCTTGAAACAATATTATCAATAGAGTTAGAACCAAAATGGTCAAACATAAATACTCTACCAGTACCTACTGTTGCATCAAAGTATGTTTTCATTTCTTCTTTACTTACATGAACATCTGGCAAGTGTAATCTTTGATTAGCTTCAACACTCATTAAACCTTTTGAAGTTATAACTGGTGTCTCCTCTAACATTAATAAACCAATATTATCTTCTGTTGATTTTATAATATGATGTACTACCTCTCTCATTACTTGAGTCTTACCTAGTCCAGACCCTGCTGTAAAAGTTACTAACTCTGAAGGTCGTAAACCATAAGTAATTTTATTCAATCCTTCAAATGGATATTGAACAAATGATTTTGTTATTGGTTTAAGTACATCATCTAATAATGTATTGGCATTAATAATTCCATCTGGTGCAAATACTTTAGCATCCCAAAATGTTTTATTAAATATTTGTATTTTGTTTTTAGCTAAACAATCAGATGCATCTTTAAACCCTTCAGGTAAATGCATAATCTTACATTTTCCTGGTGAGAATAACTCTGCTACTTTCATAGCACCATCAAGACCATGCTCATCATTATCAAAATTAACAATGACATTATCAAAGTTATTTTCTAACCATTCTAAACTTGTCTTAATATCTTTAACTGCTGAAGAGATACCATTCTTAATACTAACTACTGGTGTGTGGTATGTTCCTTTAACCATCATCTGATAAGCTGATAAAGCATCTAACTCTCCCTCAGTTATGATAACATATTTATTTTTAGAAAAAAGATGTTGACCAAACAGCCCAGAGTTTTTAGTATTACCTTGTATGCTAAATTCTTTTAGCTTGGTATACCTAGTCTTAGTTGCAATCTTTGCACCTTGTGTATCGTGGTATGGATAGTAATGGTTTGTTATAGTACCCATGTTATCCATCTTAACTGTCACTCCAAACTTTCTACAAGTTTGTTCTGAAATTCCTCTATCTACAATCTCTGCATAGTTAGATTCTTTCATGTAATCTTTTACTTCGTATTCATTATTACTGCTTGATGTTGGTTGTAATTCCATATCATATTCCCTTATGTATTCTTGACATGAAAAACAATAAGCAGAGTTGTCTGCATTTACCGATACTGCATCACTACTTGAACATAGTGGACATGGTAAATGAAACTTTACAAATCCATTCTTATTTACTTCTTCCATAGTCGCCCTTATTATTAATGATTCAAAAAAAAAGGAAGTCAACTCTACTACAAGTCGACTCCCTTTAAGGATAAAAAAAATGTTGGCACACTAATGCCTTCACTTCTAAGATGTTATACTAAAAATCTTCCTTGATGTCAACACCACCACTAGAAGTTTCTACTTCAAAATCTTCTTTAGGTGTGTATTCAACTAAGTCCATAACTTGTACAGCTTGTAAGTCCAAGCCCTTTCCCTTCTTACCTTTGAAGTTCCAATCGTAAGGTCTAAACATTACTTTAACCTTACTACCATTACCGACTATCTTATCAAGTGGTTGCTTAGAACCATCAACTAATGTTGGTTGAGTGTTCTTATCACCATTCGCTTTAGATACTTTTCTTTTGAATCTAACTATGTTAGATATTGTTTGCTCATCGATTACAGTTTCTCCTACAGAGATACCTTGACTCTTAAAGTCTTCTGCTGTTGCGTCATCAACTGCTAAATCGACTCTCCACATAGGTTCAAACTTTTCGTTTGGTCGTGTCAGAGAAGCCCAGTATGCTGTGCCTTCAATTATTGCCATATGTATTTTCCTTTGTTGTTGTTGTTAATTGTTATCGTATTACTATCACACTTCATCATCGTTGTCAACACTTGGCTCAACTTTATTTTCAAGCATCTCTTCTATTTTCTTATCGATGTTTAGTTTAATAGTTTGTTTCTTATTCAGTTTCTCCTGTAGGTCAGCTATCTTTGAACCCATAGAATGAACATCTGAATTAGCTTGTTCTAATTGTATTAGAATTTGTTTAATCTTACTATCTTTTTGTACGATAGTTTCATTTAGTTCTTGTTTTTCTTTTGTTAAATCAGAGATTGTAGATTTATATTCTTTTAATAAAGATTTATCTGTCATTGTTTTAACTCCTTAACATATAAGTAATCAGTTTTAATTTCATGTTCTTCATAACAGTTATCACAAATCTTTGTGTTCCTATCTTGAATATACCTTCTCATACTACCACCATGTTTACTACACTCACACTTATGGCAAGTGTCTTGAAAGTTTAAACCACCATCCATCATTCCCATTAGTCTAACCCTACTACTATTCTTTTAATTAAACTAATTGGAAACTTAGTATTTTTTTTCTTACCACTACATCCACTTAGTAATATTGCTGTAATAGTTAACAGCATTACAAATAGTATTATATTAGTAAACATTTTCATTACTTTATTCCTATACAATCTTCAGTAAATAATAATTTCAAAGGCAACACTACACATTTGGATGCTCTATAGTCTCCAATACTTTTAGTGTGTGTCTTCTTATATTTCTTTACTATCTTTTTTAATCTTGATACTCTGAAGACTAACATACAATGTTCCTTACCATCAAGTTCTAATATATGAAACCACCATTTAGATTCTGTCTTGTCTATACCAGATGGCTTATCTCTAAACTCATACTCAATAGCAATGTTGCCTGTCTTTCTCCACCATGCTCGTTCAGTTTTAATTTCTACCTTACTACCTTGAAGTAAGTCTGCTACTCTCTTCTCTCTTATCTGTCCATACTTTAAGTCTAAATCAAATTTAGTATTTTTTCCTGTTGCCATTAGTATTGTATCTCCTGATGAAAGCTACAAATATAATGAGTCAAAAACTTATTAAGATTTTTATTCTTAAATAGTTTTTTAGCATTAGCTTTATCTAACTGTTGAAACTTCCTGATTATAAATGTTGGTTCTAAGTTTGCGTAATCGCATATCTCACAGAAGTGAGTATCATTTTTTGAAAACCAAGACTTTGCATCTTGGATTATTTGTCTTCGTCTATTACCCCATGCATGAATATCTACATCCAATGCATCCATAATGGCTCTCACTATAACACTACGATATAATAAAACATCTGGTGTTAATGCTCTGCCTTCGCCTTGTCCTAAATTAGTACTGTTTAATATCATAGTTCATTTTATCAAATGAATCTATATCTAATCTTAATCTACTTTACAATCTTCTAGTGAAACTTTCTTATTAGAATCTTTAGTAGCATTTGATTTTTCAAGTTTACTTTTAAAAGTATCTTCATCAATCTCCTCTACTGTATGTCTAGTAAGTTTAACTTCTCTTTCAATTATATTAGAATAAGGACTCCAGTTTAAATTCTCTTTAGCTTGTTCCAATGTAGTGCCTGAATTATAATAGTCTTCAACGCATACATCTACATTGACCCATGTTTTTTTTAAAAAGAATTTGCTCATATTAGATATAGTCCTGTCTGTAAAATGTTTGTGAATAAAAGTTATGTCTTTTATATGAAGACAGTATACCTATTATACTCCTAAACATTTGCTCTCACAACCCTGAATTAAAATAAATAAGTCTAATAATATCAAGGGTTTACACACAATTCAATTGCCTTTCGTTAGTTAATTATGCTGGTTGCTGACCTATCTCTACCATTATTTTCCATTGCTCTCTATTAGCCATAGCACATTGGTCAAACTTTACCATAGCTTCATCTGCATTCACAGCATTGATAAACATATCAAAATTAAATACTTGATTATGGAATACATAAACAGCATTGTCTACTTTATCTCTTTCTTTTTTTTTATATTTTTTCTTCTTCATACTACCTCCTTTAAAATTGTAATTGCTCTTGCTTGTGCAGGTTCTCTTTTAATATAACCTTTCCATTCTATATAACCAAGCATATTATATACAACACTCTTTGATTTAACTTGCATAAAACTTTTCATGTCATCAAATGTAGGCATGACTTCATGCTCTTTCTTATATTCAATTAAGAATTTAAAAAGTTTTAATTGTCTTGGTGTTAGCATATCATTCTCCAACCATTTATAATTTCTACCTGCCATATTTAAAATGGTACACCATCATCATCTTGATTATTTTTTTTAGGTAATGGAACATCAAAATAAAAATCATAATCCATTGTTTGTTCAAAACAAAAATAACTTATACTATCATACTCATTACTATCAATCATAAGTTTAGCATAAGAGTTTGCTAATTCTCTAGTAGCAAATCCTTTATCATAAATAAACTTATCTGAACTGTCAAACTTACTCATCACTACATATTTTTTTAGTGTCATTTCTTTTTCCTTTTATTATGTTTACCCATGTACCACTTTGAAGGTTCATAGTTCCATCGCTTACCATG